TACATATTTGGCAAGATTTTCAAAACTACTATCAATAACTTTTTGTATTTTTTCTTCAGCTGCTTTATCTAAAAAGTCAACTATTTGTTTTGTTGATTTATCTTTACAGACTTTTTCAACAAGTGTATCTAATTTTAAATAGATTGAATCTGTATCAGACGCCACAACATAGTTTTTATTATCTGTGCCTAGCAATTTGTTCATAAATCTATTTACATCACGTTCTACCCAACGAATAGATAACTGACCACCTAGAGTAATTGCCTCTGCCTGTTTTACATCAAAGTATCTAAAGTATTGATTACCAATTGCACCGTAAGCAGAGTTAAGAGCAATCTTTTTTGCCATTTGTATATTATGACATCTACTAATTTCGTTTTGATAGATAGGATCTTTTGTCTTTTGAAATTCTTTCTTGGCTTCAATTGCCTTTTTCTTATATACTACACGTTCGGTATACATTTTCTCCATTAGCTCAGGTAAGAACCCTTGTTTATCTCTTTTAAACATTGCACCATTTGGTGCGATAGTTACGTTACGATCTTTTGCCCATTTAAGATTTAATTTTTCTTCTAAAAAATTTTCAACACCAACCGCCTTTGGTTCAACACCAACAAACGTTTCAGGACTTATATTGTATTGCATAATCAAATGTGGATAAAGTGAGTTAAGGTCAAACGAAACAATCCAGTTATGTAATCCTAGCTGTGGATCTTTTACATATGCACCTTCGTATTGTGAATCTTTTATTTGATCTTCTCTTGGTGGTATAATAATATTTTTTTCTAATAAGTGATTATAGATTAGTGTATCCCAACATCTTACTTGTGAATATACATCTGTATAATTTACTTTATAGTCATAGGCCATAGTTAAGCAAAGTTCAATTAACTTCATCTTATCTTCAAGTCTATCAACAAGTTCTACGTCTTGTATATTATATTCTACAAATCTTTGATAATCTTTTGTATAAAAATCTTTAAACGTTTCATATGGATTATCTAACTTTTGTTCGCCTAGTTCTACCTTAGCAATGTAATTTAGTTTATAACTCTCTTGTCTTACATAAGTAAATTTTCTGTACAAATCAAAATAATCTAATACTGAAACACCAAGTATATTCCAAAACTGTGAATTTTTGTTTCCCATTTGCACACGGTCAGCATTGACATAATTCCATGGTGACATTTTATTAATTGTATCATTATCAAACAAAAATCTCATTCGATTCATAAGATACGGTATATCAAAAAATTTTACATTCCAACCTGTTACAATATCGGGATGATTTTTGCACCAAAATTTAAGAAACTCTAATAATAGATGTTTTTCATTTTGACATTTTATGTAAGTTACATTAGATTTTTTAGAAATAAAATCACCTGTACCCCATGTTAATATCTGTTTATTAGTATGATTTTTTACTGTGATACAGATAACCGTTTCTTTTGCAGTATCAGGATCGGGAAAGCCGTTCTCACACTCGGTTTCAATATCAAGTGTGAATATCTTTATGTAATCTTTATTCCATCTCATCTCACCTTTATATTCGTCAGCGATATATTGATAATTATATCGATTCATACCATAGATTTTATATTCAGGTATACCGTTGTACTCGTTATAGAAATTTTTTGCCTTTGATATAGAATCAAATCTTTTAGATTTTAAATTTATACCATCTAGTGTGTTAAATTGAGATTGTTCTTTTGTAGGTAGATATAGTTTGGGACTATAGTTGATTCTACTCAAATATGATTGGCCATTATTAACACCTCTAATAAGAAGTTTACCTTTATGCTCTACAACATTTGTGTAAAAACTACTTGCTAAATTCATATAATATTATAACATAAAGACTTAAAAAAGTCAACTATGTGATAATTTTACTTTTAGGTGTAACTATCTGACCTGTGTTTTGTTGATATGCACCAATCATATTATCGTCTGGTGTAGTGTCAGTAATTATATTTGACTCTTTGATATGTATAACTTCATCCTTTGTGTATGGTATGTATGGATGAAATCCTATTTGCATAGGTTTGCCTGGTTGTCCTTGCATTGGTATCAATACAAAAGGTTTCTTTATTGCCACATGATCTGCTCTATCGCTTTCTTGTGGCGTGCCTATTACGTCCTCTCCAGATGAGAGTCTGTATAATCTAATCATAATATACTCCTATTCAGTTTTTGATTCTTCAGTAGTTTGTTTTTTACCAATATTATATTTTGCTTGCAAGTCCCATTCGTTCTTTTCTTTGAAAGCAATAATTTTGATTTGTGATAAAGGTGCTTTATTCTCAGCAGCTTTTGGATTTACAATTGTCAATAAATTCCAATCTTGTAATAAAACTGATATTGTGTTTCTTCTTTGTACATCATTTTCAACCAAAGTTGCTTTCTTACCATCTAAGGCAAACAACTCTTTAAAATGTACTATGTAATATTTTCCTTGTTTGTGTAGTATGTGACAAGACTGAAATAATGTTTTGTCTTTACGACTTGCAACACCTATTCGGGACAAGGTTTCCCTAATCTTCAAAAAATCATCTGGTTGTTTTAGAGTAACCTCTAACATCTGCTCAGGTGACCAATTAAAACTTTCTTCACTCATTTTTTTCTCCCACCTTTATCTAACTTCTCTTTGATAAAGTCTAATTGTTTTTTATCTAGTATGTCTAAGGCTGTTTTTGCTTTTGCGTTGCTATATCCATAATATTCTTTTACATACTCTAAATTTTTTGATTTTGAAGTAGTTGCCCACTTACCACCAAATCGTTTTCTTTTACGAATACTATTTAGTAGAAACTGGAACTGAAGACGTTTGGTTAGGCTATGATGAAAATTCATCTCGTTTGCCATCATAATAGAGTCCACATGTTGCGACAGGCAACGATTAATCACGTATGGTGGATATTTTTTTTCCCATGTCAGATCATCTCCGTCAAGTAAATTAACTTTTGACCAGTTAATTGCATTTAAATAATCACTCAATTTATATTCAATCATAATATACTTTCTGGTGCCGCTTCACGGATTTGAACCGCGGACCTACTGATTACAAATCAGTTGCTCTACCAACTGAGCTAAAGCGGCTCATTGTTAGTGTCTTTTTTCGTGTTTTCTGTGACCTTTATGAGAGCCCATGTAGTAATCGCCTGGTTCATAATCCCATCTCTTACCATGATGACCTCTTATATCAGCATACCACATTCTCAACTTTACTATCAAAGTTCTAAAAAGTGTTCTTCTTGCCATTTCATCCTCTACTTAAATTTACATTCTGCCATGATTTGTGTCAGGCACGCAACCATATTTATCTCATGGTCTGCCACAAAGGCTGATTTATATTGATAATCGGCGATTGTTAGTACGGCCGCAGGTATAGATTGAGGTTGTAGATGTTTGTATAGAATATCATAGATACTACTAAACAAAGATGATGGATCTTTATCAAGGTTTTGAATAACCCATTTTCTCATATCACCAAATCTTTTTTCTTTTAACATTTTAATCAACTCTTTATTGTTGATTTCTGATAAAGAAACAAGTATACCACTATCAATTTTACCTCTTACAGAATATCTTTGTAGTTCATTGATTGTTCTTCTAAAGTCTGGATAATGTCTTTGTATCAGTTCAGCCAATACTTTTTTATCAAACTCTATGTTTTCTGTTTTAAGTATTTCACCTAGTCTTTCTAAAAATGCAGTAGCAGTTTTTACTTTTTGACCATTTGTAATACGAAAATCAATTACAGTACAACGACTATGTAAGGCAGGTATTATCTTGTTCTTATAGTTGCAAGTGAATATAAATCTACAGTTCTTATAAAACGTTTCAATAAAGTTTCTTAATGCAGGTTGAACACTATCAGCATTCATATAATCTGCCTCATCTATAATAACAACTTTATGATTTGTAGATTCGTCTAGCGATACGGTAGACGCAAAGTTTTTGATTGTAGTTCTTAATGTATCAATGTGTCGGCCTTCGTCTGAACCATTGATAATAATATAATCAGCACCTAACTCCTCACACAAGGCACGAGCAACTGTTGTTTTGCCCGTACCAGCTGTGCCAGAAAGGAGAAGATTTGGTATCTCTTTTTGATTTAAAAACTTTGAAAAAGTAATTTTTAAATCTTCAGTTAAGATACATTCTGATATTTTTCTTGGACGGTATTTTTCAACCCAAAGGAAATCTGACATTTAGACCTCCCTATTAAAATGTTGAGTCTGCTTCTAAAGCAATCCAATACTGTACTTTAACCTTTTTGTTTATGAAGTGAGCAATCTTTGCCTTTGATAAAGCAACATCATACTCACCAGGAATAATTTTCATATTCTCAGCCTTAACATATGCAGTAAACTCTAAATCTGTTTCACCCACTATAATAGATGATTCATTTGAGTTACTATTCTTTTTATCTAAAGCAACTAATTTAATTTTGCCTTTTTCGCCTTTAAAAGCAATGTCAGGTAGACTTAAATTAGTATATAACTTTTTGACAGAATCATAGTCTTCATTTTTTAATGTAAATGAAACTGTTTTGTCTGGCATTGATATTTGTTTTGATGGATATCTTAATGTCGATTTATCAGCAAATGCATATCTGGCTGATAGGGTAGTTTTCTCATCTTGTATTTTTAGATTAGCAGCACCGTTAAACTTTAAAATTGGTTGTTGAAAGGAATCTACCGCTCTTAAAAATTCTGGTAAATCATATATACCAAATTCTGTTTCAAACTGTTCCTCAACGTCTGCCTTTGCCATAATGTTTTTCATAGTTGACATTGTACTTAATGTCTTACCAGGTGTAAACAAAATGTTAGCATTAATATCCGAGAAATTTCTCAAAATACTAATTGTATTATCACTTATTTTCATTTCTTCTCCTTATCATTATTTAATAATAGTATAACATAATGAATTGCTTTTAACAAGTCTTTACGATTATAACCATTTTTTCTACCATACCTAGACAAATATTTAATTGCGTTGGCTTGGCAAAAATCACTTTTAATACCAATAGACTTTAATAAATCTAAAGTTTGAATACCATCTTTACCAGATGAGTAATGTTGACCATATGTAGATTTAATATAATTTTCAATCTCTTTACATATTTTGTCTTCATTGTATTTCATAATATTATTATATCACTAAATTGAATTTGAGTCAATAGATGATGATTGTAAATATTTTAACACATTCTCTGGTGCACTTACACCATATGGGTCACCTGTTGTATTATCACCTTTACCTGGTTCTTCAAATAAAACTTCAACTGTACCATTATTTACAATAGCAGCATATCTCCATGATCTCATTCCAAAACCTGCGATTGTTTTTTCTACAAGCATATCAACTTGATCTGTAAAGTCACCGTTGCCGTCTGGTATAACTTTTACATTTTCAAGTTTTTGATCAGCTGCCCAAGCATTCATAACAAACGAATCATTTACTGATAAACAATAAATGTCATCTATGCCGTGTTCTTTAAACACGTCAGCTAATTTTTCAAAGCCTGGCAATTGTTGAGTTGAACATGTAGGAGTAAAAGCACCTGGTAAAGCAAACAGTATAACTCTTTTATCTTTAAAATAAGTATCAGTAGTTGTTTCTGTCCATTGACCAAGTGATCTTACTCTAAAATTTACTTCTGGTAATTTATCACCTTGTTTCATAATATTTCTCCTTATAATATAATTTACATACAGTTTACACTATATTGTCAAAATTGTCAATACTCTATATGCTTTGCAATCTTGGATCTTTTGATGTGATATTTTTGTCTGCTTTTGGTCTTGCGATTGAGTCTTTTGATCTTTTTCTCAATTGAGCTTTAGCAGAATTTTCTCTACTTCTTTCAGTAAAGATTTTTTTTAAATCCCATTTAAAATTCATACACCCTCCGTTTATAGTTAGGTGCGTTCCTTCAGCATTTGCTTACTTCCGACTCATAAGAGTTGAACGATATAAAGTATTTATATCTGGTATGCGTTTGAAACATACCAGATATTGGTCTTATTATTTGATTGAGATAGTTCTAGGTTTTTTGTGTTCTGGAATAATTCTTTCCATAGACACTTTTAAAAGGCCGTCTTTTAGTTCAGCGCCTTTTATCTCAACATCTTCAGCGATTGTAAAAGATTTAGAGAAGTATCTTTTAGCGATACCTTTATGGATTACTCCATCCTCATCTTTATCTTTTGTTGCTTCTACAGATGATTTGATATTTAACATACCATCTTCCATAGTAATATTGATATCTTTTTTATTGAAACCAGCAAGTGCTAGTTCAATATCGTAGGTATAGTCACCTGTCTTTACGATATTATATGGTGGGTAATTGTATCTAACCATTTCGTTGAAATTGTGGTCGTCCATCATTCTTTCAAAATGGTCAAACACGTTATCAAACCCAACGGTTACTGGTCTTAATTGATTGAATATACTTAATGCTTTATTAGTCATTATAACTCCTTTTGTTAAGCAAGTTTATTTTAAATAGAACCCATTATGGCGTTCTACAGTTATTTATATAAGTACGATATTTTATTTGTCAACCCTACTTATAGAAATTCACTAGGCTGAGGATCCCTACCAGTTCCCTAGTGAATATCTATAAGTGGCAGTTTCGTTTTGTCACGGAGTTAAACTACCAAACATCACCGATTTATATGGGTTGTTTTAGATTTTTAATCAACGTACAACCCCAACGTATCTATACCTCTACAAGGTCTTATGAACCGCCTTGTAGTAATAATATATATACTCATCAGACACAGACGGCATAGAATTTCTATATTTTCTTTACTTTTACACCTTTTATCCAAGTATATCCTAACAATTCATCATTTGCTTTCTGAGCTTTTCTGATTATTTTAGAACGTTCTTTGGCCTTTTCACGTTTAATTTCAGATGGTTTAGAAAAGTATTTTTTATCTTTTATACTTTGCATAAGTCCTGATCTTTGTACTTTTTTCTTAAGCACACGCAGAGCTTTTTCTAAATTGCCACCTCTTACTTCAACTGTAATTGACATTATCTATTTACCTCCCATCTCATTTTTAGGTTGTTTTTCCCACCTAGGTGGGTTATCACCACCAACATCAAAGTCGTGGTATGATCCTTTTTTATATGTATCATAATTAGGTCTGGCTGTTTTGCCAACAGCAAGTCCTTTAGAAACATCTTCTTTTGTATATCTTGGTTTTTTACTTTTATCTAAGCTACCTACACTAATAGGGTATCCTGGTTTTAATTTTTCAATCTTTCCACCCTTTGCTAAAAACTTTTTCATTTTTTCATCACGTTCTTCTTGTGACATTTTTGGTTTGTATTTTTCTAAACCACTATTATCTTTAAAATTTGTCATTACTTTCCTTGTTTAAAGTTAACTTGTGGGGCACAACCCCCACAAGCGGACTTACACTATGGATAGATTTTTGACTAGACTTGGAAATCCTCATCTTTGTCATCCTCACTATCATTGGAATTCTCTTGTAGAATTTCTGCCTCATCAGCCTGTTTCTTAGCATCAAGGATTTCATCTACAGAAGCACCACTATCTACTTTACTATATAGATCAACAAATGATGTTTTAGTATCATCATCAAATCTATTAGTACATACGGATATTGCCTTCATCTTATTTTTAAAGATACCGTATGCCTCAGCGATATGTACAAGTCTTCTGGTACTTATAATCTCATCAACACCACCATCTTTGTAGGTCTTTCTAATTACATCAGCCCACGTTACTAGATTGTGAGCAAACTTGTCATCAGACTTACCAGCAGATTTTAATTTTGTACTAACAATTTTTTCTTCAATCTTAGCACTTGGATATTCTTGTTCAAATGTAACAGGAAATCTCTCAAGGAATGCCTCGTTAAGAACATTAGTACCGATAAACTTACCGTCATCACTACCTTGACCTTTAGTGTTAGCAGTTGCAATCACATTAAAGCCAAGTTTAGGTTTAACAAACTTGTTTATCTTTTTAACATAGACACCTGAACCCTCAAGGATAGGTTGTAAACACATAATCTTATTACTTGCAAGGTCAATCTCATCAAGTAAAAGAACAGCACCTCTTTCCATTGCCTCAATAACAGGACCATTTTGCCATACGGTTTGACCATCTTTAAGTCTGTAACCACCAAGTAAATCATCCTCATCGGTTTCAATCGTAATGTTACATCTAATCATCTCACGTTTTGCCTCGGCACATGCCTGAGTCACAGCAAGTGTCTTACCGTTACCAGAAAGACCTGTGATAAAAACAGGATAGAATTTTTTAGATTTTACAATACTGTTTATATCAGTATAGTTACCAAACTTAACAAAGTCAGTATCCTTTTGAGGAACTACATTGTCGGTCAATGAAGACACGATATAAGCAGCCTTTGTATCATTTGATATTTTAGTATCAGTTGTATCAACTATGGTTGTATCAGATTCAACAGAGTCAACATTAAGAGTATAGATTCCTCTGCCGACTTTGTATTTGTCTGATTTTAACCAAGAAGGATTTTTGATAGCCTTCTTTTTAACAAGAGCATTAATCTCTGCTCTGGTTACTGTATCTTTTTTGTAAGTATCTTTTAATACTTTCAATACAGTTTTTTGTGTTTTATTTAACTCAATCATAATATAAGTCCTTTCATATTTAAGTTATACATATATGCTATCATTTTTTGGGGTAAAAGTCAAGCGAAAAAAACCCTTCATTTATGCGATCCTTTTGATAAAGTTTTGTAGTAATACTCTGGAATTGATACGATTCTTCATTCCCGACATAAACATCTTTTTTAAAGTTCTCTTATCAGTTGAATCTGATTCGAATACTTGATTAGCAACTCTAGTGCCAGAGTTAACATAAAAGTAAACATCATAAGCAGTATTGTAATCAGCGATAAATTTATCTTTGGTAAACATTTTTCTAGCCAACATCTCTTTATTGTAAGGTACTCTTAACTGATATTGTAATTCTCTATATTTTGAAACTAGATAGAAACCAATAGTTTGTAAATCATATTTCTTTTTTAAGTATTTTAACATAACACTAGTGAAATCTCTACGTTCCATATAGTAACTACCTGCCATTTGATATTTACCATTCAGTTTAATATATAACTCACCATTACCATGTCTATTAATACTATTAGAAGCACCGTCAGTTAAAGTAACAAGTGACAACTTTTCAACATTATAGTCTTTTTTGAATTTTTTGATAATATGATCCATACCAATCAATGACTCATTAAGTGGTGTTGAGGATAAATAATAGTCACCTGAAATTGCAGGAACAGTTTGATCTTCAGCCGATGGATCGTAACGTCTGGAAGTATAATAATCACCAAAGTACATTGCAGCCCTATGCAATATAGTAGCACATCTCATATAATCAACTTTAGATTGTTTATGTGAAAACAGTTGAACCAATTTAGTTGAAGCGTCAGGTAATATTGTTTTACTATTAACAGTAAAACCAGACTCTAAATAATCACTTTTTGAATCTCTACAGTTATTCATAAACGCATAAACTGAAAAAGGTATATTAATTTTTTTACAAAATAAAGATAAATTTAATAGTTGTTCAACTGTAGGTAAAATGTGTTTTTGCATTGAACCAGACCAATCAAGTAGTAAAATCATACCGTGATTTTTTTGATTAGGTACAGTAGTCATCTTTTTAAATATATCTTCAGCAAATTTATAAGTGTGTAATTTAAGTGGATCAACAATACCTGTTTTATCTTGTGAAGCACGAGCATATAACTTAGCATTTTTTTTCATCTCAAATTCTTTAACTAAAAAGTTAACAACATTAGAAGACTCTTTCATAAATTTTTGAGTTCTAATCTTTGCCTTGTTGATTTGTTGTTTATCATGTTCTGTATTGTTATATGATTTATCATAAATCGCAATATCTTTAATAAATTTTTTATAAGGAATAATCAATTTTTTAAGATTAACTTTTGGTAGTTCAGCATAACATCTATTATGAGCAGTATCATCAGTAATGCCTTTAACCGATGTTTCATACATCTCAGCAGTAAGAGGTGTTAACTCACTTGGTGTATTATCAGTTGTACCTGCACCACTACCACCAATTTGTTTAGAGTCTTTTTTGTTTGCCTCATCATCTGATTTATCTGACTCTGATTTTTTTTCTAACCATTCTTCTAATTTTTCATCTATAGATTTACTATCATTTGATTCTGTATTAGAATCAGTATCTTCATTTTTTTCATTAGATGGTGTATAAATTTTTTGTAATTGCGGTTGTTTTTTCAATTCATCTTTACAATACCCAAGTATTTCCTCAGATAGTTTTAAAACATCATCAAACGTTTTACATTTATCAACAGCGTCAACTAACATTTTTTCTTTATTAGAAAATTTAAAGTTAAGTTTTTTAGATGATTTGTAGTATAAATTGATCTTGTCGATTAGTGCATAATCAGTTTGTATGTTTTTACCTTTAGTGCCAAAGAAATTATCTTTATACATTTTATCAAAACCTTTGATGTAGTCATCAGTAAGACCAGGATATTTTTTCTGTATAAGTTTATCAATTCTAGCGTCTTCAATAACGTTTACAAATGATTTAAATTCTTTAGTTCTATTTGCCATATCTTTCCATGACTCAGCAGGAGTATGTAAAGCATGAGATACCTCATGGCCAACCAACATGTCATAAACATGTTTAGATTTTTGTTCTTCTTTAAAGATAGGGATTGTTAATATTCTATTAACTACATCAAACGAAGCAGTTTGTACTTTGTTTTCTTGTACTTCAATATTTTCTGTAGCAAGTAGTTTTGCAAGTTGTGATTTATTTGTCATAGTGTTTTTATTCATAATATACACTTATGCTATATTAAAACACTCTAAAAGTCAAGCACTAAAGGTAACGTATTTACTAGGTTTTTAGGAATAATTTTGAGAACAAAACAAGAACATATGTTTTTTTATTTAATTCCTATGAATATTGGCTCGTATTTACGTCCTGGAATGTCAGGTCTTGCGAATCGTCCTATATAGTTGTTCTTTTGTTTTGCCTCTACAGAATCGCCTTCTAGTGTAGATTGTGCTTGTGTACCTTGTTGTGTTGATAATGACAACCACCATATTTCTATATCTTTAAATCCTGCCTCAACCATACAATCGTATGTATCTTCCTCAAATGTTTTATATGATTTAACATTTGCAACATTAAATGCAGCTCTTTTGCCAGGTTTTAGGCCTGTGTGTGCATTTTTAATAGTTTGTAATAGGAAACCATTACGCCATTCATCTTGTTGTTTGAATTTATTAAATGATTGTTCTGGTTCATCACCATATTGTTCGTGTCCTAAATAAGGTGGACTTGTAAATACAAAGTCTAAACTATTTTGAGTAGGTATATAAGTTTCACTACCTTGTTTTAATAGCACATATTTTTTATGAGAGTGACCATACTCATCTCTAATCTTTTCTAAACCTGCATATGTAGGAACACAAGGGTCTGTGCCTATGTAATTAACGCCAGCTGCAATTGCACCCATTAAACGACCACCGTAACCCATACTAGGATCCCATACTGTACCTGCTTCTGTTCCTTCTAATGGACTATCTTTTTCTACAAATATATCATATAAAGTTGCGGCTGCTGTAGGTCTAAAATTAGATACCATTTGAGTACCACTATATCTTCGCAACATAGCTCTCATATCTGACTCTGTAATTTTGTGTGCTTCTCTTTTAGTGAAGAAAGTTCCTGTAAGTATTTTACTAATACCTTTTTCTAAATGATCTTCATCTTCCCATATGTCCATAGGTGTTTTCATTTTACCACATTTAATACCCCATGCGTGGTGCATATACGACCATGCAAGTGTTAACCCATGTGTTGATTGACCTATAATTTTATTCTGTGTATCTAATATGGTATCTCTATTAAATGATAATAATTTTTGAAATTCATCATTACGCCATTTTCTATCTTCAGGATAGTATGGGAATCCTTTATTATCTTTCCAATCTCTAACTACTTCTTTTGCGTTTGACATATACATTACCAGGGATTGTGCCTTTTGACCAACTTGTTGTCCCGATTAAATTCATATTCATTTTAACATAAAACTTGTTTGCTGTCAAGTTGTCAGCTCTTACTGATAAAAATACGTCTTTTGGGCAATACTCAAAGAAATTATTAAGAATTGATTGAGCAGTACCAGAACCTGGCGAATCACTTGCAATCTGGTGTAATACAGTATCACCTTTTTCTACTTGTACATCACCTATTTTTTGTCTTCTTTTTGTGTGATGAAACGTAATCAATATACCATCTTCTAAAATAAGTTGTTTTTTGTTAATCATTCTCATCATGTAGTCTGTTCTTACATGAGGAAACCACTTCTTGTGGCTGTAAAATATAGACTTAACTTTTTCAAAATCCGATGGGACTGCTAATATCATTTTTAAATTCCTCTGTTTGTTTTAGTAGGTTTCTTAGCTTATCATTATTATAACAATCTACGACTAAATGTAATCTATCAAAATCAGCCTTATTGTGTACAGCATGTGGTTTAGAAACATCAGTATAATAATATTTGCCTGTTTCTAAATTAAAATGATGCTCTTCTTTGCCTTCCCATAAATAAAAATGTACATTATTATTTGTTCTTAATGGTATATGAAGTCTTATGATATTACCATTTTTTATCTCTTTATCAACTTTATCTGTATGTTTTTTAATAGAAGTTCCTGCTTTCAATCTCATAACTCTTACTCTTTCAAATTCAGCAGGTATTTGCAATAATATTTCTTTTATAGGTAACAAAGATGCGACCTCATACAGTTCAGTCCATCTTAAAGGTTCTTTTTTTACGTTACTTTTTAAAACGCCAGGTTTTAAAATATTTAAAATGTCGTCACTATATCCTCTAATAGATACAGCGTCCCAATTGCCTTTTGCGTTGTATTTTGTTTTAACAGCTGAAAATTGTAGATTATCTAAAAATCCACAACACTCATCTAAACTATTTTTATAGTAAGGTAAATCTATTTCTTTGCAGATTGTTGTTTCCATAATTCTTGTGCCTTTCTTATTTCTTTATCTCTTTTTTTAAGAGCATAATCTAGTTTAAATTTACTTACCTTTTCTGTAAAGACGGTGCCATTCATATGATCTAGTTCATGTTGATAACATCTACTAACAATACCAATCATATCTTCTTCTTGTTCTTTTAGTTCTTCATCGAGGTATTTTACTTTTACAGCACTTGGTCTTTCTATATCTAAAAATAAAAAAGGGAAAGTTAAGCATCCTTCTTTGAGCCTAGTTGTTTGTTTACTTTCCTCAACTATTGTAGGATTTATGCAAGTCCACTTTTTACTTTTATGTATTTCAGGATGAGCTCCCATTATAAACATTCTATATGGTTTGCCTACTTGATTAGCAGATAATCCAATACCTCCATATTTTTTCATAGTTTCAAACATATTATCTACAAATTCTTTTAGTTCTATTTTTTCTTGTTTCTTAAATGTTTCAATATCAAAAGGTGCTATGCTTGATAGTACTCTTGGATCAGATGGTGGTAATAACTCATATATCATTGTGCTAACCTCGTAAAATTTTTATACTTTTCAAATTTAATTATATTCGTAAATCTATCAAATAGTATATCACCTTTGTGAGATATAATAAAGGTGTTTTCTTTTGTTAATGTTTTAAGTATTTTAAAAAAGTCGTCTGTTCCTTGACCATCTAAACTACTATCAAATATTTCGTCTAGTATTAATAGATTTGTATTTGTACTATTTTTCATTTTAGCAATAGTTCTCCATGTAAAAAGTAGTGCTAAGTCTATTCTTAACTTTTCACCTTCACTAAAACTATTATAGTTAAAAGTATCTCTAAATCTACTTTTTATTGTTTCGTTAAATTCTTCATCTAAATGAAAATTAACGAAGAAGTCCATGGATTGTAAATACTTATTAATTAAATTATTCATTATAGGTAGATACTTTTTGATGATATTGGCCTTAACGCCTGTGTCATTTAATATCTCTCTAGCAATATCAATATATTTTTTTTCTTCTACAGCTTTTTGTTTTTCTACATTAACATCTTTTAGGTCTTCCTGTATTTTTTCTAATTCTTTTTGAATAACATTTGTGTTAGTATCGTCATTTTCTAGTTTAGCAATTTCATTATCTAGTCTATTTGAGTGTCTATTGATTTCTGAAATAGAGGTATTAATTTTTGCAACAGATATATCTAACTCATTAAGTTTTTTTTCTACTACTTTGTATTCGTTAATTTTTTCGTTTGTTTTACTCATCTCAGTTATCAGTTGAGTTAATCCTTGTTCTAATTCTGATATTTTATTCGCTTCACTATTAATTTTGTTTAGTTTAAATTGTTCATCAATTGGTTGTGTACAAGTAGGACAGTTGTCATTGTTTTGAAAAAATGATAATGTTTTTTTATGTGATGATAGATTGGTTTCTATCTTTGATTCTAGTTTATTAAGTTCATTTGATTTTCTTGTATATTTTTCAGCACCCCATACTTCCGCCTTTGTAGATATAATTTTTTCATTTAATAATTGTAATTTTTGATTATATTCGTAATTACTTTGTTCATTTTCTTTTAGCTGTTGTTTTCTGTTCTCTATGTCTGTGGTATCTCTATTTTTTATTTCATCAAAATGTTTTTTTTGTAACTCATATTTTTCAGTCATTAAATCATATCTATGTTTTACATCAATAACCGATTTATTTAATTCACCTTGTTTTTGTCTTAATAGTAAATCCATATGACTAAAAACTCGTATGTCTAATATTTCCTCTACAACTTCTCGTCTGTATCTGGCACGTAAATGCATAAATGGCTCATATGAAGTAGAGCCTAGTATAACAACTTGACAAAAGGCACGATAATTACATTTTAAAATATTTTGTTCTAATGTGTTTTGATAATCTACGTTAGAAGCATCCTGGTTTAACATTACGTCATTACAATAAATTTCAAATTTGTTTGGTTTAATACCTCTTACAATTCTGTATTTTTTGTTAGCAGTTTCAAACTCACATTCTACTTCACAATCATTTGAATTAATTGTGTTAACCAATTGTTCTTTTTTAATATCTCTAAAAGCACGATTAAATAAAGCAAAACACAATGCGTCAAGCATTGTTGATTTACCTGCACCGTTTGTTCCTATGATAAGTGTTGATGGTGATTTTGCTAAGTCAACCTCTAAAAACTGATTGCCTGTAGATAGAAAATTACGCCATCTTAATTTTTTAAAATATATCATACTTTGTTGTCACTAGCCTCAATATAAATTGATTTTAAATATTCTTTTAGTTTAGTTTTACTCACATCTGTTTCTAATTGATCAACATAGTTATTTAGGAATGTAACTGTGTCTTCACCCATTTCTAATATATCTTCTCTTACACTAGCTTTAATATCTGAATAATCTTCTACAATATTTAAGTCATGTACTGTTATCTCATTATACAATCTTTCTACGAATTTGTCAAATACCTCGTTATCGGTCTTGTTTAATACGATTAACTTAACAAAGTGATTATGATATTCTTTTATATCATAGTTACTGTAGTTTCTCTTTTTATCATCATAAATTATTTTTTTATGAATGGTCAAAGGGTTTCTTACTCTTGTTATT